ACATATTGGCCTAAAGTTTGCCAAAAATCCATAGGTATACTATTAATAGACATTAGCCCCAATCTTTTCTATCATCTTCATTTTCATAACCGTACTTATAAGCTTCAATCTCGCCAACGGTCATGTTGTCTTTTTCTACTCTTTCTGAAGTAATAGAAGCGCCGACATAATAATGAGGATCATAAGGGCGATGGTAGTAAGCATCAGCACCACCACGATCTTGAGGTGAACCATGACGAGGAAGTTTATTGCCTTTTACAATTACATCTAAATCATACTTTTCCATTACATTAACTCCATTTCATACTGACGTTCCATGAATGCTTCAGCTTCTGCTTTGCGCTCTGTCCACTTGTTAATGATTTCTTCAAAGCCCGGGCTATCTGTACCAAAAGTTTCGATCATTTCAAGGTCTTCAATAATTTCAAAAAGATCATTCATTCTAGTTCCTTCCGATTCTCTTTATACTACTAATATAGTATATTTCGAATAGAATGTAAACCCCTAAAATGCATTTTATGTAAAAAAAAGAGGTCACCGGAGTGACCTCTAATATTATTTTAGATCATCGTGTTGATCTTGTATAACATATTCAATTGTTTTCCCCTGTATTCGCCTATCTTTTTCAACAGACTTAATCTTACTGTCTCTATTAATTGATAGTTTTTTATTACGATCTTTCTTTTTATTCTTAGGGTCAAACCTACTAAATTTGGCCATCTTAGTCCTCTAATAGTTTTCCAAATGTTGCTGGACCTGCTACACCATCGGCTGTTAAACCGTTAGCTGCTTGCCACTCTTTTAGTGCTCTTTCAGTCCCTGGACCGAATACACCATCAGCTCCGATACCAAGTGCTTCTTGCATAATCTTAACGCCTTCTCCACGAGACCCCTTACGCAATACACCAATATCATCAATGATTTCTTCAATGTCATCATCGTCGTCATCTGCTACCATTTCAGCAGACATACCCAAAACTTCCATGGCATTTGTATATCGTTCTTGTCTATCTTCAAGCCCGATTTTACCACCATTAATTTTCTTGGTCATTTTAACTACATTATCAGTATCGGCAATATCGTTTAGATTATTAGCATCCCAGAACCAACACGCTGATTCAACAGCACCTTGCGGAGTAGATACATATTCTGCTGCTTCTTCTGCCGACATATCAACACTCTTACCAAATCGTGTATAATTCTCACGACCAGTAAGTTGTTTAAGACCGCGACCTCTAAATAGCCAGCCATCGCCGTCTTCAGTATTACCCATCTTATATTTACGGAACTCGTCCATATAAACATAATTAGCAATCATTTCTGGTTGACGATGATATTCATCTGCATCTCTTTTAGGTGAGTCACCAAAGTAACGACCAAATACTGCTCTCAAAGCTTTTGCAGAATAGTTTAAGTTTTCTTCGAGTCGTTTAAAGTTTCCGCTCTCATGTGCACACTGACTTAAGAAGTGTGCAACCCTTCGTTCGTTAGTGATACCATACTTAGGTAGAATACCGCATAAGGCTTCATACCAACTGCTTACATCACTATTGCCAGGAATAATCTTGGCAAGATGGTCTTCCGTAAAGTCAAAATCAAATGACATTTTCTCCATAACCTCCTATGGTGTTTTCTATTTCTGTTGCAAAGTTTTCGTAAGTTCCAATCACTTTATCATACCAAACTATTTGTGGCACAGTTTTTGCTCCTGGGAATTTTTCTACAAATTCTTCCAAATATTCAATCTGTGACACATTTTTATATTCATATTCTAATTTGTAATCAATACAGAGCTGCTTTGCTTTTTCACAAAAAGTACAATTGCTTTTACCATATATGATTACCATAGCTTTTACTCCTCTTTCCATATTGTCCAAGCTCCATATGCAATTGCTAAACCAGCAGCAATTTTTGCAAGAGGAGCCAAGAACAAGACAAGAAGACCTAGAGCAACAAGAGCAATACCATTCCAGCTTGTTCTTTCAGCTAATCTATTTTTAATCCAGTTTGTCATTTTTCTGTTTCTCCATTAATTTTTTCCATTCAATTTCAAATTCTTCATCATAATCGTAAAGTGGAGCCCCATCTGCTCCATCACGAAATAACCTTCTAAAATATCCATCAGCTGCAGAAAGAACAGAAGACTCGTTTGATCTGAAATGTCCTTTTACCATATAGAACAATCGCCAAGCTTCTTTATTCTTTTCATCAGGCATAATTTATCCGATATTCATCATCTCTTTAGTCATTATATAATCTCTAACAAGATCCGACCTTACAATGTCTTCCCAACCAAAGTTAATAACTCTAAAGAATCTCATCTGTTCTACAATACTTATAAACTTTATAATACCATCTTTATCGTCTTTATATTTAAAATCTGATTGTAGATAATCCCCACAAAAGATAATTTTACAATCGTTTCCTACACGAGTAATTACAGAATCGAGTTCGTGAAAGTTTAAATTTTGCATTTCATCTACTACTATAATGGTCTGATCAAATGTAGCACCACGAATATATGAAGTTGTTTCAAATGTTAATTTATTTGCAGTAGTTAGCTTACCATAAGCACCTTTATAGCCAAATATTTCATCACAGATATTTTTATATGGAACTTTATATGGATCTTCTTTTTCTTCCTTAGTCCCAGGTAGATGACCAGCATCTCGAGTAGGAACCATTGACCTCATAATCATAATGCGCCGGTATAATTCTGGCTTATCTAACATCTCCCTAAAAGCATTATATAGTGCAATAAATGTTTTACCAGTACCTGCACTACCAGTTAGTATTAAGTTATATCCTTTATCCCAAGAATCAAATGCTTTCTTTTGATTATCGGTAATAGGTTCAATTTTTTCAAGCTCATCAAATGAGACGGTTAACGAATTATTCTTTTTCATTTTCTGATAGTGTTGCCTTTAGATGATCCTTTTTTCACTCTACTAAGAACATCTTTAAAACCATCTGGAACTTTACTATGTAAATTGCCAATGCCAGATACTATCTTAGGTGCTGTTATAACTTGAGTAAGATTTTTATCATCTTCTAACATTTTCTGTAGATCGGTCCATTGACAAAATACTTCAAACTGTTCTTCTGTTTCTTTATTTTTTAGAACGTAAGTTGGCATAATTTTTCCACCATTCCCAATTTTCTTCAACATTATATCTATACATTAAACACCACCTCTTTGACATATCTGACCATCGGTGTACTTGTTTATTTCCTTTTGGGGATTCCATTAGTCTTAGTTTCATACCTTTACCCCAGGATACTTCTTCAATGCATTTTAAATTATGCTGCAACATTATAATTAAACCATTCTGGAACATCACGTTTTGACCAAATCATTTTAAATCTGTCTTGTTTTGTTTGATAGTATTCTTGATATGAACGAACAGGCTCGTCTTTATGAATACATTGTGGTTCGTGTTGCATAGCCAAGGCAAAGGGAGTAAGACCTTTGTGGTAATTTAAGTTTTTAGGTGGAACCGATAAAATTTCTTCAAGCTTAGTTTGAGTACTATGTACCCTATTATAGCGATATTGGTATTCAATACATAGAGCATGGAAATGATCGTAATGCCACGCATAGTTTGCTATTGACTGCATAGTCCATATTGTACATGGGTGCCCATGATGAACAGCTTTATATAAAGTATTTTCCATATGAACGTCTGGATGGACCCAGTAGTTTATCATTCTTTTACCAGATTTCGATGGACGTTTCTCTACATAACCATCTAACATTCTATGAGCAGTAGATAGCATCTGAGCAGATTCAACTATCATTTTAACAACGTGTTTATCACATTGCAGTTGAGCTGATTTGATAGGATCACTATCAAGTACAAAAATATTCATTGGTAACTCCAAATAAGATTATATAAGTATAATACTATATTTTGAATGACTTGTAAACAATTAAGTTTACAAATTTAAAATTAGGCGGCCACCTCCATGACCGTCGATATGTGATTGTCTAAAAACTTTTTCTTTGCTTCTATTTTTTTCACAAGTTCTGTCTCTCCTTCTTCGAGTAGCATTCCAGCAAATGTGTTTAGTGCTTCGGAATCTTTAAGCAATCTCTGTAATTGATGTTCAGACATTATTATCTCCTTTAGAAAAGTAAAAGCTGGCCAACCCTTAAAAGGGAGACCAGCCACAAAGTTTTTAGATTTATTGGTATTCATTATCAACCTTTTTGTATTAAACCTGGGTAAGCCTCCTGCACTACTGATTTTGATATGCCTTTAATAGATTTTTTACTAACCATGTTTATTACAATCTCTGCATCTAATGGGTGAATAGATTCTAGTAATCTAATGTAAATATTTTCACGTTTGGCTTTAAGCACATTTCTAGCATCTGACGAATCTACCAGATACCTAAACTGAGTATTTTGTCTAATAAGATTAGATGGTGTGCTTTCTTCTTTATTAGGAGTATATGGTGGAGCTCCAGCTGGAACTAACCATTGAACAGCATCATCATATGTACCTCTAAGAATATCTTTTAAAGCCCAAGATTCATTCTGTTTTAAACATTCAACTTTCTCAGCCTTGGATCTTTTCTTACCGGCTTCCACAATTACTTCATAAATTAGTTTCGCCATTCTAAATAAACTCCTGTACATTCTCTAGCAATAATTTACATCTTTTTTGAACAAGAAAGGGAAAAACTTTACCTTTGTTTTTATATTGATCTTGCTCCATAAAAGTATTTATAATCTCTTGTTTTATACTTTCAGGACATTCTGAACTTTCTGTTAAATCAATCATTTTTTTATTGCGCAAATAGTTTCTATAAACATCTTCACCTAAAGCTTTAGGGTCTTCAAGTAAAGCCTCTTTCTTTTTCTTTGATAGAACATTCTGTCTGCGACCCTCAACTAAACACTTATCATCAGATAATACATTAGGCACTCCATCACTACCATCACCTTTTAATATGTGTTCTGCAAGAAATAATCTAGGATTAGGTTCATCTACAAATTTCTTTGTGATATTAGAATACTGTCTTACATTATTATATTTCTGAAGCTGTTTAAAATCTTTATCTGCTGATACAATCATGACTTCCTCATGATTACCAAATTCTTGCGTCCACTTTACAAGTTCGGCAATAGTATCGTCTGCTTCACAGCCCCACTGGTGAATAACCTTATAGGGAAAGTTATCTCTTAGCTCGTCACGAACCATACCAATAATACGGAAAGCTTCTTCCCAATCGATCTTAGACTCTTCACGATTCTTAGAACGGTTGCCTTTATATTCGGGATACACTTTCTTACGCCAGTTACCGCCACCATCTGCTACAATAACTATTTCGCCATACTTATCTTTAAATTTGTTTCTATACATTCTAATAGAATTTAGAATCATATGGCGAATTAAGTTTTCATCTACTCCAGCAACACCCATTGCAATAGGAGCAATAGAAACACCAGAGTAATCAATAATAATCATAATATATTCCTCTTTGTATATAAAATATTATACTATATTTTTTAAGAAAAGTAAACAATTATAAAGAAACTATTTTTGAGTGTGATAATTGAAGTTGGTCTGTTAACTCTTGAATATAATCCAAATTATTAGAAGAAAATGTAACAAGATGATTACTTTCTAAAGCTTTAAATTTTGAAAGAATACATCCATGTTCTTCTGCAAATTGTTTAATTTCCGATTTAGTTGCTAATCTAGTATCAATATCTGTTGTAAGAGTATAAGTCATTTTATTTCTTCCTGATTCTTATTATATTAGTAATATAATATATTTTGAATTAAATGTAAACCCCTAATGTTCATGATCTTTAATTCTATCACTTAATTTTTTATCAAGACCTTGACTAGTCACGTCTATATGTAAATATAAATCTTCAACAGAAACATCTAACTCATCTACCCAACCCTCAACTACATTAAAACTATTCTGTACCTTTTCTTCAAACTCTGCCATTTGGTTTGTAAAGGTGCTATTAATTAGTTCATCTTGTTTACTTACATGTTGCCCTAAACCATCAATACGATCATGTGTTTCAAGTATTGCTTTTAGTGTTTTATCGTTTAACTCTGTAATATCTTTTTGTAGCTGTTTTACATCATTAATTAATGTAACTTCTTTTTCAATTTCACTCTTGGCGGTAAGTTCTGCAACCTCACCTTTAAGTGTTTCAATAGTTTGTGCTTGTTGTGCCGTCCACCAAACAAACGCACTTACTTGTAGCACAATTGCTATAATGACACCTATTCCGAATTTAGCGTTCATAATTAGTCTCCTATTAGTTTATTGATAATTCAACACCAATAATTGTCCCTATGCTTTTATTCTCTGCCGCGCCAGTTATAAAAAATCTAGTATGCTCACTAACGTCTTGTGTAGCACGAATATACGGCGAAAAAAGATTATCATAACCAGTAGTAGTAGTAAATTCAATTCCAAAATTATTTATTTCGTGTCGAATTCCCGCATATAATGATATTTTATTTAAGCTGTTATAATATGCTCCAGATATAAACTTATTATCTTGATATCGAATATGAGGATGTAATTCGTTATACTCTCCATCCATACCAAGGTGTAACGATAAAGCCAAACTTAATGTTAAATAATCAAGCATATTTTATGAAACTTCGTCTATTTGTTCCTGTGTTACAATACCTTCTGATATAAGACGTTCTCTATTTTTCATATGTTGCGCCTGGACCTCTTCCTTTGATCCGCCAAAATATGGAACACAATGTCCTTCATCGATCATTACTTCAGTAGCCATTCTTCCGTCTTCTGTTACAAAGTCTCCAAGAACTCTACCAAACTTGCCTTTCATGTCTTCGCCGTCTTTATTAATTTGTGTTTTTAATATAGCAATTTCACCCAGTAATGATTCAAGTCTATACTTACTTGCTTTGCCGAAAAGCTTTTCTACTTTATCTCTAGTGCGTGATTCTGGTGTATCAATTCCCATGATACGAACTCTTTCATCTGATAATACTATTCCAAAACCTAGATCAATATCAACATCTACTGTATCGCCATCGACTACTCTTAATACTTTACATTTATATTCATACATTTGCTATTCCTTTAACGTGTTTAGAATGAATTTTTCCTCCTATAAACTCATTATAATATTCGTCGCTAAATAGCACTTCACGGTCAATCTGCTCTTTCATTTCAAAGTAAGACATCTCGCCTTTACTTCTGCAGAGTCGGAGTATTTCTCTTTTAAATCTTTCTGATCCATGAGTCTCAACAAGAAGTTTAACTTCCTCATTAGATCCGTGGTATTCTCTCCAATCGGATTCTTTCTTGACAATTCTATTTCTGGTTTTACCTTTTAGTGGTTTTAGTTTTCTTCTTGACCAAAAACCTTTTTTACCTATATATTTTTTATTGTTGCTTAAATCTGTTATACAATAAACAAACCCAACCAAGTTATCAAAATCAAACTCGGTTGGGTCAAATTCGTTACCATTTAAAATCCACATAATATCACTTAACCCTAGTTGTAAGTAATACTATTTAGTAAAATTTAATCTAAATCTTCCTCTTCATCTAAGAAGTTTGGAATAGCAATGTTACCACACATAGGACAAAACTCTGGCTCTGGAGAAGAATTTTCTACTGTTATTTGAGACTGCTCGTCACAAATTTCGCACTCAATGTAATAATATTTCATTTATTGTTATCCTTCACAAGCATCACAGTTCATAATGTCACGTACCAGTTCTTGAGCTGGATTAGCACTACGTTGATAGTAGAAAGTTTTAACACCTAGCTTCCAACCTTCAATGAGTAAAGCATTTACATCTTTAGCTGGTACATCAGGATGAATTAGGATATTTAAACTTTGTGACTGATCTATATATTTTTGTCTTGCACCTGCTTGTTGGACAATAGATAGTGGAGTGATTTCACTAAATGTTTTAAATACGTCTTTTTCATTTTGTGTTAAAAAATCTAGGTGCTGTACTGATCCACCATGCTTTAGAATATCAACCCAAGTTTCTTCATTATCTTTAT